GGCCCGAAACAAAAGTTTCTACTAAGATTAACAGAAGATGCAAAACAAAGAGATGGTGCAGTAACTTCTATATCTTTACCTCGTATGGCTTTTGAAATGACTGGTTTAGAGTACGATCCGACTAGACAACAAAATAAAATTATAAGAACACAAAAGACTGTAATGGAAACAGCTGATGTTGGAAAAAGAGGATTCCAATATCAACCATCACCCTACAATATTAACTTCTCTTTATCGATACTTGCAAAGAACGCTATCGATGCACTTCAAATAGTAGAACAAATAGTTCCTTACTTCCAACCTGAATATACCGTTGCAATGAAAATGGTTGACAGTATGAGTGAGGTAAGAGATGTACCAGTCATACTTAACTCAATTGCAATGGAAGATATGTATGAAGGTTCATTTGAAGAAAGAAGAGTTATAGAATACACATTAGAATTTACTATGAAGACATACTTCTTTGGCCCTGTTTATACTGGAGAGGTCATCAAGAATGTTATCGAAAGAGATTATATCAATACTGATCTAAAAGCTGGGTTTACCACAACTCAAATTAACAATTCAGGATTGGTTAAAGAGGTTAAACACTATGAACCAGCTTTCGGTGAAGTTGCAAATGCAGTTTCTAACTCTCAAGGAGTGACCTTTGCAACTGCAATAAATAGTAAGATAAGTGTTGGTGACGAAGTATTCGGAACCAATTTAACAACGAATCCTACCGTTGAAAGTATTGCAAGTGATAAGTTGTCAATAGTATTGAATAATGCAATCACAATAAATGCAAATACTACATTAAAATTTGTTGGTTCAGTTGATCCATCAGATTCATTTGTAGTTGCAGAAACGGTAACTTTTTATGATGAAGGTGGGGGTACTACATATTCAGAAGACCTCGCTGGTGATGCTTAGTTATGACAAAAGAGATAGATCAGAAATTAGATAATCTTCTAGATATCAATAGTGATATCAAACAAGAAACTAAATTAGTTAAAGTTCCTGATAGGGACAAGAATATCGAAACAGACTACAGATATGCCCGTGAGAATTTATATGACCTCGTTGAGAGAGGACAAGATGCAATAGATGGCATACTAGAACTTTCCAAAGAAACCGAACACCCTAGAGCATATGAGGTTGCTGGTCAATTAATTAAAACTGTATCTGAGACTGCAGAAAAGTTGATAGATATACAGAAGAAATTAAAAGACCTAAAGAAGGAGGATAGTTCAGTCAGGACACAACATAATCATTTGTATGTAGGTTCAACAAGTGAGTTGCAAAAGTTCCTGAAAAAGGAGTCTAAAAAAGATGTTCGAAACGATTGAAGAATATAAACCGTTACCTATACCCGAAGTAAAAGAAGGTGAAGCTTTTTGGTTACTTGCTTTGGGACATCTGACCCGTCATCAAACTGATTACTGGAAAGATATTGATAATGTAGAGGATTACAATCCATATGAAAACTGGTTAAGGGAACATGCAGCTGGTAAAACTGTATGTGATCTAGGAGGTGGAACAGGTGTTCTACTTCATCTTGCAGAATATTACGGTGCTGAAAAATGCATTAGTATAGATAAGAACCAATGGGCTTGTGTATATACAAAAGGTATGTACCCTCATTGGGATATTATACATCATGATTTTTTCAAAATGGGTAAGTGGCCTGAAGCAGACATATACCTACACAAAGGTATACCTGAGATAGATACAATGATAAACAAAACAAATATGTTAGAAGGCAATGGTAGAGTATTTCCACAGGAGTATATGGATGGTGATGGAGAAGAACAAGAGGGAATGATCGATTATGTAAATAAACATGATAGAGCATTCAAAGAATTAATCCGATTAGGTTGGATGGAGAACTATGTATGAGAAGATTAATAATTAGTAATTTTAGAGTTGGGAGTTGGTACTTACATGACGAGATTGTAAATGGTACACCATCTCATGAAGGTTTAGGAGAAATATCATGTGACTTCTACGAGGATAGAACCACAAAGGTCAATAATTGGTTGACAAAACAAAATGACATTGTAGGTAAATTTCATCCTATACAATGGGAAGGTGGAGATCATAGACAGGTAATTGAGTTTGCCGATGTAATCTTTTATTTACAAAGAGAAAACACTTTGGAACAAGTAGTTAGTTACGCAGTTTCAATGATATCAGATGGGCCTAGACCAAATTCACTTGCATCGTCAAGGAGTAGGACACCAGTCTTAGACGGATATGTGATAGGCGATGAAGAATTAAATGCAAGTTATCAGCGATTGAAAGCACAACACGATATGATACAAGATATTTACAATGAGTTTCCAAGTACAGTTTTGACATTGGAAACCGATTGTGCAAATGATCCGTATCCAAATAGGTATGTATACACGGGGTCTTGGACACCGCCAGAAAATTTATGGTTAAACCAGTAAACGAAGGATATCTCGGTAACACTCTCATTAAGAGAGCTGGTGTCGAGACACAGTATACCGAGGAAGAACTGAATGAATACTTAAAGTGTTCTAAAGACCCAGTTCATTTCATCGAAAATTATACTCAGATCATATCCCTAGATGAGGGTATGGTTCCTTTTCAACTTCGTGGGTATCAAGAAAACCTGATAGAGTTTTACGATGAGAACAGATTTAACATAGTTCTTGCATCAAGACAGAGTGGTAAGTCAATCACATCATGTGCATACTTACTATGGTATCTATTATTTCATCCCGAAGTAACTGTAGCTGTTCTTGCTAACAAAGGTGCAATTGCAAGGGAGATGATTGCAAGAATCGTAACCATGTTAGAGTCTGTACCATTCTTTTTACAACCAGGCGTTAAGATTCTTAACAAAGGATCAATAGAATTTTCAAACGATTCAAAAGTAGTTGCAGCTGCAACATCTTCAAGTTCGATTCGTGGTATGTCAATCAACCTACTATATCTCGATGAGTTTGCATTTGTAGATGATGCAGATACATTCTATACTGCAACATATCCCGTTATCACATCAGGTAAAGATTCAAAAGTTATTATAACCTCAACTGCAAACGGTGTAGGTAATATGTTCCATAGAATATACGAGTCTGCAGTACATGAACAGTCAGAATACAAGCACTTTATAATAAACTGGTACGATGTGCCGGGCCGAGATGAAAAATGGAAAGAGATGACCATAGCAAACACCTCAGAGGCCCAGTTTGAACAAGAGTATGGTAACTCATTCTTAGGTACTGGTAACACATTAATTAACTCAGACACCTTGTTAGGTATGAAAGCATGGGAACCTGAATGGAACAGGGATGGTGTCAACATATATAAGAAACCCAAAGAGGGACATGATTACATCTGTACGGTTGATGTTGCAAAAGGTAGAGGTATGGACTTCTCTACATTCACAGTATTTGATGTATCAACACAACCTTTCGAACAGGTTGCAACATATCGTGACAGTATGATAAGTCCTATGCTGTTTCCCGATATTATAAATAAGTATGTACGAGCTTACAACGAAGCATTAGTAATTATAGAAAATAATGCAGAGGGTGGAATAGTTGCAACACAGTTGCACTATGATATTGAATATCCAAATGTCTTTGTACAAGGACAATTAAAAGCAGAGGATATTGGAGTAACCGTTAATAAAAAGATTAAACGGGTAGGATGTTCTACACTCAAGGAATTGTTAGAGGAAAAACGATTACATCTTGTAGATCGTGCAACAATAACAGAATTGATGACCTTTGTCACTAAGGGTAACTCATATGAGGCTGACAGAGGATATCATGATGACATGGTAATGAATTTAGTATTATTCAGTTGGTTTATAACCACAGAATACTTCTATCATCTAACTGATAAACAAGTGAAAGACTTGTTATATGCAGAACAACAAAAGATGATCGAAGACGATATACTCCCAGCAGGGGTCTTTGGAGAAGTAAAACCCGAAGATTCTACCTTTGTAGACAGTGAGGGAACTCGCTGGTACTCAAAAGAGATGGGTAATGAAGTAAAATGGTAGTTCTTTAGAAACTATAAAGTTATAAATAAAACAGTAAACAACTTTTTACATTAACAGGAGAAAAATATGGCATTTCAAGTATCACCAGGCGTACAAGTCAAAGAAGTTGACTTGACAAATGTTGTGCCTGCAGTATCTTCTACAGTAGGAGCATTCGCAGGTTCATTTAGATGGGGCCCTGTTGATGAAGTAGTATCAGTTTCAGATAGCAAAGGTTTAGTAGATCATTTCTACACACCTGCCGATACAGACGCAGGTGCGGAGGATTTCTATTCTGCAGAGGCTTTCTTAAGATATGGTTCATCATTAAAAGTTGTTCGTGTTGCAAGTGCAGATGCTTATAATGCAAACAACGGTGGAGACACTGATGCAAGCATCAAGAATCTAGACGCATACCAATCAGGTTTTGAAAGTGGTGGTGCAGCTGGAACTATAGGTACATTTGCTGCAAAATATCCAGGCGCAATTGGAAACTCACTAAAAGTCAGTGTTTGTGCATCACCTGATGCATACTTCAATGATAATGTGACAACCTTAGACGCAGAAGAAGCTGCTGGTCAAACAGTGATTAGTGTGACTTCTGAAAGTGGATTCCAAATCAGAGATATTGTCAGATTTGGTACTGACACTCAAGAATACAGAGTGACAGCAACTGCAACAGGAACAATAACCATAGAAGCCCTTAATCAACCAGCTGGAACTGGTCTAGTTAGCACAGTTGCTAACTCAACACAAGTTCACAGATATTGGGAGTTTTATAATCAATTTGATAAAGCTCCAGGCACATCTGCATCTGCAACTGCAGCTTCAGGTAGTGCAGACGAAATTCATGTAGTAGTTGTAGACGAAGACGGAGTTATCTCAGGAAAACAACACGAAGTCCTAGAAACTTACGGATTTGTTTCATGTGCATCAGACGCGAAGAACGCAGAAGGTGCTTCAAATTACTACAAAAATGTAATCAATAATCAATCAGATTGGATATGGTGGACTGGTCACAGTACATCAACTCACCCAGCTGCAAACAGTGTTCACACTCATGCATTATCAGGTTCTACTGCATTCGGTAGACCTTCTGCACCAATTAGTAGTTCACTTGCAGACGGAGCTGATGGAGGTTTACCATCACCAGCAGTTAAGTATGCTGGATATGTGGATAACTTCGGTGACGCAGAAACTCAAGATGTATCATTCTTAATCGTAGGTTCAACTAGAACTTCGAATGGTGACATTCTTGCAGATCACAATTCAATCGTAAATCAATTAATCCAAGTCGCAGAAAATCGTAAAGACTGTATGGTAATTGCTTCTCCAAGGAGAGCATCAGTTGTTAATGTTGCTTCTGAGTCAACTCAAAGTACAAATGTTGTTGCAGACTACGCGTCAGTAACATCAAGTTCTTATGCAGTTCTAGATTCAGGTTGGGTATACCAATACGACAGATACAACGACAAATACTGTTGGGTGCCCGGCAACGGTCATACAGCAGGTATCATGGCAAGGTCAGACTTATTGAGAGACCCATGGTTCTCACCAGCAGGATTCTCAAGAGGACAATACCTAGGAATTACAAAACTTGCTTTCAACCCATCACAAGGATCAAGAGATGATCTTTATCAAGCAAGAATTAATCCTATCGTAACATTCCCAGGCCAAGGTACAGTTCTTTTCGGTGATAAAACTGCACTAAGTACACCATCTGCATTTGATAGAATCAATGTCAGAAGGTTATTCATCGTATTAGAAAAGGCAATTGCAGTTGCAGCTAAATCACAACTCTTTGAATTCAATGATGCATTCACTAGAGCACAATTTAGAGCTGCAGTAGAACCTTTCCTAAGAGATGTTAAGAACAGAAGGGGTCTAGTAGACTTCTCAGTATTATGTGATGAAACTAATAATACTGATTCAGTCATCGACAGAAACGAATTTGTTTGTTCAATATTCGTGAAACCTGCTAGAAGTATTAACTTTATCACTCTTAACTTCGTGGCTGCAAGGTCAGGGGTTGAGTTTGAAGAAATCTACGGAGCAGTTTAAGGAGTAAAGAATGGCAACAATAGACGAATTTAAAGCACAACTGAT